GAATCTAATCGTGTGACCAAAGTATTGAAATAAGTTCTACCAGGAACTGCATTATTGACATTCCAGTAAACAACATTCTGAGCTTGTCCCAAGGCTGATCCTGCCAACGGACCAGGGTTGCCAGGAGACGGCATAAATGAACCAACAAATCCTTCTTTAATTGTTTTATAACTACCAACAGCCTGTTGTCCAACCAACACTTGCTTGATTTGTTTTCTTAAACGAGAAGGTACTGCGACAGTTTTAACAACTTTAGTTTTTGTTTTTCCTTTAACTGTCATTGCAGTTCGAGTAGTCAAAAGCTTATTCGGATCGGTTGAATATTTCATCGCTTCACCCACCTTCGCCCAATTCTGCTTCTGTTTCTGAGTTAATTTTTTAGGCATCTTCTTTTGTTTTTTATTCTGGGAAGATTGAACATATTCCCTAAGTCTTTTTCCAGCATATTCACCAGCACCCTTAGCCAATCTTAGGCCTGCTTTATACATTTGAGTCCGAACAGCAGATCCTGGAGAATAATAAGCAGGATTATAAGGTCCGGTTAAAGACATTTTTTATTTTGGAAAACTAACGGCGGCGTCTAACACGTCTAACAATGGTTCTTCTACGGGTTGGCCGCGCCAAACGAGGACGACGACGACGGACAACAGGACGACGATAACTACGGCGCGCAACACGAGTTGCAACTCTTCTAACATAAGGCATAATTTTTTTAGTTAAAGTGAATTATATTAAGCCGCCGTTTAAGTGCCGCTAAAGTCTCTTCATCAATCAAGGGGTACCATTGTTCAACCGGGATGTTTGAAGTAATCCAAATTCGCTCTGCATCAAAGGGTCTGGAAGATCCCTTGATTTCCACACGTACTGGGTAACGATCAAACCATCTAAGTAAATGGGATACATCGATACCTCCACGAAATTCATCAATGACAACGTGCTTCTGATTCTGGTAGCCATCCCAAAACTTTGATCTTGGACACTTAGCATAAGCATCTTCTCCTGCTTCATCCCAAGCACGTCTTGATTTTCCAGTTCCTGTACTACCCCAAAAAACATCAACTCTTCTTTCAATACTTTTAGGAACCGAGAAGTCTGACTGTATGGCTCGCAAGGTGCGATAAGAAACCACTCGGATATTCGCGGGAATGGCTGCAAGATCTCCGGACTTGGCGGCGGTCCACACGGACTCCCAATCAGTCTTGGAGTTTCTACGAATGGGCTTTGCACCAATGGAGAAGACGTTTCCAACGCGAGTATCTTCTTTGTGACAGTAGGATTCGGCAGCTTCAGATCTGGACAATTCCGCATGAACGTTTCTTCCGAAACAGCTTTTAACTTGGGCAAGAGATTTTTTCGAGCCGAACGCAACGAGGACCTGGTAGTGGAGATATCCGGACTCATCTCCTCTCTCGAGTTGTCCGTGCAACCAGACAACTCCAATTGGGCAAGCTTCATTTGCAATCGAGTCTTCAACGACGGAGTTTGGTGAGGGACACGTGAGTAACCAGAAAATTCCTTGTCTTCGGGCCATGGGTTCATTATGTTTACTACTCGGTTGAGGACTTTATTTTTTTTTTTCTGGGGGGATTTCGCGTCTTATATACCCAATGTGGCGCAGTCAAGCCTGGCTTGCTGCGCCACATGGAATCCGGTAGAATTCCAGTATATTCTGACCAATAATATTGCTCGTTGTTCACGTGACACGGATATTAAACACGGGTGATTAGACCCCCTAAAGGGGGGCTGTAGGATCGAGAACAGAGAATGGCGATTAGTAAGTAATACTATAGTTCAGTTCTCAACACGTGACTTGAGGTCACGTGTTTTCACTGAACTAGTTTTTACTAATCGCGGAGTCGGACTTCGTCCTCCGGGCCTCGGGGCGGCCGGCCCATTTCATACTGGAGCGAGGGCATGCGCATATGGTCACTCGGCTCTGCGAGCGCATATGGTCGGTTAATTCGGACTACGTCCTCAAGTTTATTGATTTTGAGAATTAATAACTGAATCAGCAAGAGGATTAACCTCATTACTAACAGTAAAGTTATTTTGACCCTTCTCTTTCTGACTGAATACAATATGCTTTTCTTTTCTTTGATTAAGTGGCATAACAAGTGCTGTTGCACTTTGTCTAAAACCAGCAATCTCAGGAACAGCAATCTTGTAATATTCTTCAACTTCTACACATACTGGCATACCCAAAGTAACGGATCCACCACCCAAATAATTCTTTCGACCACCTTGAGAGGCAGCAGCTGTTTGAGTTAAAACTTGATCCCCAGAAATTCCAATGACACATCCAACACTCAAACCTTTAACCATAGCAAGTCTACTAATAATAGGTACAGGTTGAGGAACTGCATTATTAGTTCTTTGCATCTTGGAATAATCAAAGATTCCTTTAGGTCCACGAATTGAATGAACACAAGTTTCTTCAGGAGCAAGGATCATTGTGCGTTTCTTCCAAGTAAATTTGAAATCATAATTTTGTTTAGCAATTTCAAACGGATCTTGACCAATTTCATAAAACCCACGAGCTACACTACTAGCAGCAGCAGTCCCATTTAAATCATAATACGCATATGAAGTATCTTGACCTGTAGTACCACTACTTGAACCAAAACCTTCAAAAACAGCATTCAAAGTATTAAGAGGATTTGTTTCCTGAAACATCTGAGAAGGCATACATTCCCAAATTTCCATTGTAACGACTCTATTTGAAACATTCTTAATACTAAACTTCGCATAAGAGTTAAGAATGTTGATCTTCAATTTTCCAGGATTGCTGAAATTTAAAGTACCATCATTTTGTGCTACTGTAGACAAATTACCAGTTTCTAAATATGGATCAATGGACACTGCCTTTCCATTAAACAACACAGAAGCTGCATCCAATAGTTTAGCTGGCGTAAAAAAATTCAATTCAGTTCCACCAATAGAAGTACTAACACCAGGAGAATCTAATCGTGTGACCAAAGTATTGAAATAAGTTCTACCAGGAACTGCATTATTGACATTCCAGTAAACAACATTCTGAGCTTGTCCCAAGGCTGATCCTGCCAACGGACCAGGGTTGCCA